TTTAAACAAAATATTGTAAGAATGAGTGAAAACCCTGAATCTATAAATGATATAGATTTAGTAGCTAAGACATATGCCGAAGAATATGATGCTTGTATAAAAAGGGGAATGGATGTTATTAGTATGGCCAGTGTAAAGAAGGGTAATGTAGAAATGATGAAAACATTATTTAAATTTGCATTACAACAAGGACAACTATCAACAGTGGCATATGATTTGGTTGGCGCTATGGGTGGTGGTGTGATTGCATATTGGAGCTCAGCAGTTTTAAATGAATTTCCAATACCAATAATTCCTGCACCTGGTACCGTTCAAAATATTGGAGTTTATTATAATATGGTAATGACTCCTGGCATATGGAAGCCTGCATTTTTAATTCCACCAACAACAATACCACAAACATTAGTAGATATTTTTATATTTTATGCACAAACACATTTAGCTACGGTTACTGGATTTATTATTACAAATTCGTTATATCCACCATTTGCAACCCCTGGTCCTGCTATAATAAATTGGACTGGGTATTTTATTGACCCATCCCCAATATCAGTAAAACTATCAGCTAACATTACTATTGATTTAGATGATATACCAAAACCACCATGGATTTTAGGAGGTGAAACATTACAATTAGTACAAACAACAAATACTAAAGATGATTTTGATTTAAATAGTAGTGATATAGATTCTGGACAATCATTAGCAATAGATGGACCAGATTATACAATATTATATGTTCCAGGAGTAATATCCGAAACACAAAATAATAATCCAAATTTTCCAAATGGATTTGATTATAGTGGATATACAGGAAAAGCTTTAAGTCCATCTGATACAATACGAAAAATATATGTACCAACAATGGAAAAAGTACACGTAGATAAACCAAAAGGAATACGAGTATTGATGGCAGCTCAAGCTATGATGGAAGGATATTTCCCAGGATCATTATCATTTAGAACAAATAATCCTGGTAATGTTGGTACAGATGGTATTCATATTGGAAAATTTGATACTTTAGAGGCTGGTATAGCGGCGCAATGGAATAAAGTATTGGGAAGGGTATTTAAAGGAACATCTCCATATTATAAAACAACATATTCATTATTTAAATATTTGTCAACATATGCACCTGTTATGAGCAAAGATAAAAACGGAAAATGGTATAAAAGTACTAATAACCCAACAGCATATACTAATTTTGTAATTAATTATTTTAAAGGACAGGGATACACAATTACGTCAGAAACAACACTTCAAGACATTTATAATATATCCAAATAGGTTAAATCTCAAAAATACTTAATTTAAATATTTATAAACATAACAAACAAAGAATAGAATATTATGGACATGGATAAACTATTAGAAGCCATTCAAATTCTTATTAAAGAGGAGCTTAAAGAGCAATTACCTGCTTTAATTAAGGAAGGTGTGAAGGCTGAAATGAAAAAAATGCTATCTGAAACAAAGGTAGCCCCAAAACCAGTATCAAAGAGTATCTCAATGGCTAAGGCTATATTGGGAGATGATACTATTAAAGAATCGGTAGTTCAAAACGTAGCACCAACAAAGCAATTCAGTAAAAACCCGATGATTAATCAAATCCTTAATGAAACTAAAGGTGGTATTCCGCAGGGAGATGGTGGTTTTAGAACAATGAATTTTGGACAAGGTGATATGGGTTCAATTGCAGGTGGAAGTGCATTAGCTGAAAAAATGGGTTATGGTGAAATGGCTAAAGGACCTCAACCAACTGGATTGGGTGTAAACACTGGAGTAGCTGAAATAGATAAAGCTTTGAATAGGGATTATTCAGAACTTGTAAAAAGATTTAAAAAGAAGTAATGGCAATTGTATTAGGGCAAAAATTAGTAAAAGATACCGAAAAGTATAATGATTATGCTATTGGTATAACACTGCCTATACAAATTGGTAATACCGCTTTCAATCAATCATTTACAACAATAGAGCAAACTAAATCAAATATAAAAAATCTATTACTTACTAAAAAATATGAAAGGTTAATGCAACCAAATTTAGGTAGTGGTATGCAAGAATTATTATTTGAAATGAATGATGAAGATTTAGCTCAAAAGATAGAAGATACAATAAACAGTTCAATGGAAACTTGGTTACCATTTGTAACAATTGAAGATATATCAATAGAGCAAACAAATGAATTCAAAGATAGTAATCAAGTAAATGTTTCTTTGAGATTTAGAATACAAAATAATGTTAATTTAGAAACTCTATCATTTAACATCCAAGCATAATTACTATGGCAATAAACACTACAAATAGAAATTTTAAAAATAAAGGAAAGGATATAAAATATCTTAACAAAGACTTCTCCAGCTTTAGAGCTAATCTTATAGAATTTTCTAAAACATATTTTCCAAAAACATATTCTGATTTTAATGAAACTTCACCTGGTATGATGTTTATTGAAATGGCATCTTATATTGGTGATGTGTTAGGATATTATATTGATGATACTTTAAAAGAATCTTTAATGCCATATGCAGAAGATGAACAAAGTATGTTAGCATTGGCACAATTTTTAGGATATAAACCAAAAGTTACTGCACCAGCAATATCTACATTATCTATATATCAGTTAGTTCCATCAATTGGAAGTGGATTTAATAATAAACCTGATTCAAAATTTTATTTAAGAATTAAAGAAGGATTAGCGGTACAATCAACTAATGATATTGAATTTAGGACAACTAATCTTGTTGATTTTGAAGATGCAACGGATAGAGAAATTACTGTGTATGAAAGAGATGCAAATACTGGAGAACCGATATTCTATTTAATTAAAAAATATGTACAAGTAATATCTGCTGTTGTAAAACAAAAAGAGGTATCTTTTGGCGATTATGAATCTTTTCAAAAAATTGATTTAGAAGATACTAATATAATTTCTATATATGATGTTAGAGATTCAAATGGTAACAAATATTATGAAGTTCCATATTTGGCACAAGAAATGGTATTTATAGATTATCCAAATACAGAAGCAAATGACCAAGATTTATATCAATTTAAATCAACAGTACCATATATTTTAAAAACAATTAAGACTCCAAAAAGATTTACTACTAAAATAAATCAAGATAGTACAACAACTATTCAATTCGGAGCTGGTGACCCAACTGCATCTGATGAGCAATTAATTCCTAATTTAAAAAATGTTGGATTGGGGTTACCAAATTCTATTAGTAGATTAGAAGAATCATTTGACCCAACAAACTTCTTAAAAACAAAAACATATGGTACATCTCCATCAAATACAACAATAACTGTAAAGTATTATGTTGGTGGTGGTGTTGCATCCAATATATCGCAAGGGCAATTAACAAAAATAACAGGAATAGAATTTGATGATGATATATCAGCTTTTAACAATGCGGATAGAATAACATATAATACTATAAAAAATTCTGTAGCTGTTGATAATGAAATTCCAGCTACTGGAGGTAGGGATGGTGAAACATTAGAAGAAATTAGACAAAACTCATTAGCAAACTTTGGAGCTCAAAATAGGGCTGTTACTGCAAAAGATTATCAAATTAGAGTATTATCATTACCTTCAAAGTATGGTGGAATTGCAAAAGCATATGCTGTGGCTGATGGTACATTGGATAATAACTCACCGGCATCCATATTAGCATCGCCTAATCATTTACAAGAGTTTACTGATTTAGTTATGAGTTTTGTTAATAAACCAGATTCACAAGAACCAACAGAAGGAAGTGTAAAAGCAGATATTACTAAATATTTAATTGGTAAAACTGCAAATGAAAATGAAAAAAATAATCCATTTGCAATTAATCTTTATTTGTTAGGATATGATATAAATGGACATCTTACTAATCTTAATAGAGCAGTTAAAGAAAATCTTAAAACATATTTAAATGAATATAGATTATTAACAGATGGTATTAATATTAATGATGGATTTGTAATTAATATCGGTATTGATTTTGAAATAGTTGTTTTTGGAAACTACAATAAAAGTGAAGTATTGACAAAATGTATAATTGAGTTGAAAGATTATTTTAATATTAATAATTGGTCTTTTAATCAAACTATTAATTTGAGCGAAGTTGAATTATTAATAGCAAATGTTGAAGGAGTTTCATCAGTTCCAAAAGTTATAATAACAAACAAATGTGCTGGAAAGTATTCTTCAAATTCATATAATATAGATGCGGCAACTAAAGATAAGATTGTATATCCATCTTTAGACCCTTCAATTTTTGAAATTAAGTTTCCTGATGCAGACATAAAAGGCAGAGTAAAATAATGGCATACTATTTTTTAACAGCATCAAAAGATGCATCGGTTTACTTACAACAGCCAAATCAAAATACTGGTTTAGATGAGATATTGGAAATAAGTAAAGTGTATTATGGAAACATCAAAGATGTATCTCATGCTCTACTTAAATTTGATGTAGGGTATATATCAGCATCAATTTCTAATAATAGTATTTCAATGAGCGTAGCTGAATTGATACTAAAAGAAACTAAAAGTGAAGAAATTCCATTAGAATACACTATATATGCAAATCCAATTTCTGGAAGTTGGGAAATGGGTACTGGTACTAGATTTGATAATATATCAACGCAAGGTGTAACTTGGAATTATAGAGAGGGTGATAGTTCGTTAGAGTGGTTACAAAATAATTTTGAAACAAATACAACCGCTAGTATTAATAATGGAGGTGGTGGGACATGGTACACAACGTATAATGCATCTCAAACATTTAGTTACCAAACTACGGATATTAATATGAATGTAATATCATTGTTAAGAGCTTTTGTAAGTAGCTCAATTCCAAACGATGGTATTATTTTAAAATACTCAAATACAAATGAAAGTGATACTGCTGATTATGGAATTTTAAAATTCTTTAGTAAGGAAACGCATACTATATATCAACCAAAAATAAGAATAGGTTGGGATGATTCAGTATTTTCTACTGGTTCATTGGCAGCACTAACTGCAAATGATATTAAAGTTGGTGTAACTAATTTGAAAAAAGAATATAAAGTAGGTACTATTGCAAAGATACAAATTTTTGGTAGAGAGTTATATCCGATAAAAACATTTTCAGATACATTTGGATATTCAACTTCAAAATATTTACCAACTACAACCTATTATCAAATAAAAGATTATGCATCTAATGATATTATAATCCCATTTAGCGATTATTCTAAAATTAGTTGTGATTCTAATGGAAATTATATAAAAGTTAATTTTTCAAATTGGGAAGCTAATAGAGTTTACAAAATAGAATTTAAAATAGACAATAACGGAAGTGTTGAATACTTTGATAATGATACTACATTTAGTTTAGTTAAAAATTAATAATGGCAAAGACAGGATTACAAAATGAACAATTAATAAGTGAACTTTTGATTAGTGGTTCAAACGCAATTACTAGTAAAAATACTTTTGGTGTCCATACATTTGAACAAACTAATAATGAAGATGGTGTTATTTCTGGAAAATTAGTAAAACCGAAATACAATGAAGTAGAATTAGTTAAATCTATTGATACTAGAATTTTTGAGTTACTACCGCCAGAACCACCGCCATTTGATGATAGAGTTCCAAGACCAATATACAATGAAGCAACTCAATCGGTAATTGATTTAACTGTACAAGTAGTTACTTTAAATAGAACTGTATTGGATTTGAGAGCAAAGGTGCAGGATGTGGAAATTGTATCAGAAAGTTTAAAAGTACAATTGGATTTAAAAGATTTAAACTTAGCAGCATCACAAAATCAAACTGGGCAATTAACAACAAAAATTTCAAGTACTATTACTGAATTACAAAATTCAATTCAAAAAGGTACATCTGAAGCAATTCAAAGAGTATCTTTGTATGCTAGAAACCAATCATTGGAGCAAGAGTTGAGTGCGTTAAGAATAGCAGCATCTGCAAAAGAACAATCAATAGCAGCAGGAGCAGTTTCAACTGGACAATTAGCAAGTATATTATTTGATAAAGGTGACCCTACGAAAGAAAGTACTCCAAAAATGATTGGTATGGATTATAATGGTGCCGGTGCACCACCCAACGGATTTGGACCTCCGGGTAATGATTATTCAAAAACATTCAGAACTTATTTTGAAGTAATTGCATCTTCTGGATTAACTGGAAAAAAAGAAATAACTGTTGATATTAAATTTTCAGGAGCTGGTAATCAATCTATTTGGGATTTTGGATTTGCATTGCCTGTTACAATAAAAGCAGGTGATACTAAAAGATTTGATTTAAAAGTACCATCTGCATACTTCAAAGGATTTAAAGGTGGGAGAAGAAAAAGAAAGCCAGCAGAATATGATTTTACATTTAGTATAATAATATCAGATGGAACTAAAACTGAAAATAAAGACTTTACTGTACATATATACAAATATTAATAGATTACAATTATGGCAATAAAAACATTCAAAGAAATATTAGATAACAAAGGATATCGTGTTAATTCAAATGATAGAAAAATATTTGAAAACGGAGATATTCAGTCTTTTTTTGGATTAGGACAAAACGATTGTATTGAATTTATTATATATGATATAAATGATAATCAACTACCGCAAAAAGACGGTAATTTAGTTAGATATATACCATTGACAACTGATAATATAAAAGATTATTTTTTAATAGCAGAAGGTACTGAATTTCAAAAATATAAATTACCAAATGAATATTTTATAGATGTTGAAAGATTGTTAAGAGAAGCTGGATATAATAATGGAAATTTTAAAACACAAATAACTCTTATTAATAAAAGAGTTGGAAGTGAGATAAATAATGATAAACTTTGGATATCTGAAATATCCCCATCTAGAACAGAAGTTAGATTATTTCCTATAAGAGATGCAAATAATATAAACAAAGAATTGGAAGATAGATTTTCTTTATTTATGATGGGAGGTGAATTTAGAGATGATACTATAAATTCTTCTTTTAATTTTGTAGAAGCAATTACACCAACTACAATAAATTCATTTATGAAAAGAAAGTATTCTGAAAAGTGGTTGAACAAAATGATTGGTGAATTTAAAATAAAAAATTTTGATACATTTATAACAACAATACATAATAAATTTTTAGAAGCTTCAACGTATGAATTTACAAATAGGATATCTGATTTAAAAAATATAAATTATGGTAAACCTAGTAATAAAAAAACAAAAATTGAATTATCAAAAACTGAAATTATAGAAATTTGTAAAACAATTTTAGTTAGTACAATAGAATACTATTTATCAAAGCAAGATATTAAAACAGCAACAACATTTGATTCTGGGATAAATGAATCTATGGATACAGTGGGAAATGTACTACAATCATTAGAATCTGATACATTAGTAGATACTACATCTCCTGTTGTAAATGTTGGAGAATCTAAAACACTAACACAAACAGACATTCAATTGGAGTTGGAAAAGCAAATTAAAATTGAATTACCAGAGGAAGAACCAATAGATATTAAAATAATAACACCTGATGATGAGCCGGATTATATACCTCCACCTGATAGTGGTGGTGGTGGAACTGGCGGCGGTGGAGGTGG